CAGTGGTCGAGTTCGACGCCACCGCGTAAGACAACTAGGAGGTTCGCGTGGAAGCGTTCACGACTGCTGATGAGGTTGCTGGTCGCCTCAAGCGTACGTTCACGTCCGCTGAGGAGGATTGGGTCAATCTGCTGCTCGTGGACGCTTCCGCGTACCTTCGGGGGGTGATCGGGCAGCAGGTTTACCCGGTCACAGAATCGACGTTTACGGCATGGCCGGATGCTGGGCGGGTTGACCTGCCCCAGTATCCGGTCGTGTCTGTCGATGCGGTCGAACGGGATTCGGTGGCGGTGGAATACACGTACCGTCCCGGGTACATCACGGTCGATTGTGACGACCCGGTGGACGTCACGTTCACGTGGGGGCTTGCTGAAGCACCCGACTTGCTGGTGTCGCTGACGGCGGTGTTGGTGTCGCAGGCGATCATGTCGGTGGAGACGGGGACGGGCCTCACGTTCGGGGGGCTGTCGTCTGTCGCGCTTGACGATTTCCGGGCTGCGTTCTCCAACGGGGGAGCGGAGTCGGGGATGGTGCTTCCGGCGACGCAGCAGGCGTTGGTTCGCCGCGAGTTTGGTCGTGGTGATGTGACGGTGGTGGAGACCCGGTGAGCGTCGCTTCGGGTGCACTCAGTATGGGGCGTCGGATGGCTGAGTCGCGCATGACTGACACGGTTCTCATTACCCGCGCGTCTGAGCCTGTGTTTGATGAGGACACCGGCGTGTACACCCCGACGACGACGACCGTGTATTCGGGGCCGGCGCGGCTGAAGCTCACGTCGTCTGTGGTGTCGGCGGTTGACGCGCAGGGTCAGAACCTTGCGGCGCAGTCCCCACGCTTGGACTTGCCCGTCTCTACCTCTGGCGATGTGCAGGTCAACGATTCCGTTGAGGTGACTGCGTCGGTGAACGACCCGGCGATTGTCGGGCTGCTGCTCAACGTTGAGGGCGTCTTCTTTCAGACGGATGCGACGGCACGCCGATTCCCGGTGGAGGTGCAGACGTGACGACCTTCGACTTCTCCGAGCTTTCGAAGCTCGCTGCGGATCTTGGTGCTGTTCCGGCGAAGGTGCAGCGGAATGTTCGCACTGCCACGGAAGTGACTGCTCGTCATGTGAAGGATGATTGGCGCGACCCGCTGTCGCAGTCCGAGTCCATCCCGCGCGGTGCCCAGTCCGTGAGTTATGACGTCACGGTGTCGCCCGAGGGTGTTGCCGCTGAGATCGGTCCAGTCATCGGCGGTCCCGGTGCGCTCGTTGGCATGCTCGAGTACGGAACCCCTTCGACGCCTCCGACTGGGTACGGGCACGCGGCGTTGCAGAAGAACGAGGAAGACTTTGTGAAGGGTCTCTCGATCGCCGCGGCGGACATCCTGTGAGCGCCGCCGGCGACGCGGGCGTTCTTGCCCGCCTCCGGTCTGACGCGCAACTCGCGAACGCTGTCTATGAGGGCACTGTGACGAATCCGCCGGTGCGTTACGCGTCTGTGTTCGCTCCGCTCGGTGCCGACACGTCGGACAGGCTCGGTGGCCCTTCGAACGTCAATGCGACGACGTACACGATCCACAGCGTCGGGGTCTCGGTGGAGCAGGCGAAGTGGGTGGGTCGGCGTGTTGTGGGGCTGCTCACGGATTACACGATCCCCGGTGTGGGGCGGCTCACGCATCCGGTGTCGTTGCCTCCGCGCCTAGACGCGGACTCGAACCCGCCTCTCTGGTATCTCGTCGACCAGTTCGACCTGACGCACTCGTAAGACTCCCTCTGTCTCCCAGAGGGCAACCCAAGGAAAACCCCGGTTGTCGGGGAGAAGAAAGGAATGAACATGGCAGATGTTGCTGACGTTGTTCCCGCCGCTGTTGACGTAAAGGGAAACCTGGTCATCTGGTGGGTTGGTGGGACGATCACGGATCTCACCGCACCCGGGAAGGTTGCTGTCTTTGACGCTGCGACCACGTTCCGCGTGACGCACTCGTTCACCCCGGGCGGTTTCGCGCTCGACGCCGATCAGGTGATCGACACGGACTCCCGCCTCGGCCTCACGGTCGACCTGGAAGCCCTCGGCATCCGCACTGACACGCTCGGCATGCTCGAGTACGTCGACTCCACGAACGCGTCTTCGGCCGCTGTGGTGCTGAAGCCTGTCGGTTCGGCTACGTCGATCTCCGGTTACTTTGTGATCCGTCGCAACGTGCCGAACACGACCATCGCGACTGCGGCGCAGAAGGTGTACACCGTTCCGGTGACGCTGGGTACGCAGATTTTCCCGGTCACCCCGGATGGTAAGGCGCTCATCAAGCAGCGTGCGTCCATCACGGGTCCGATTGTTCAGGGCGTTATCGCGGCCTGACGTTGGTTCCTGTCCCGGGGGTTTCTCACCGTGCCCCCGGGACAGGTTTGTTCCTCCACGGTGAAAGTAACGGTGAGCCCATGAACTTCAAGGATCAGTTGGCTGCTGCGCGTGCCGCACGGCCTTTCAAGGATGTGGTGGTTGTTCTCGATGGGGCGGTTTCTGCGGAGCGGGAGCGTCTTGAGAAGGAACTTGCCGCCGTTGATGAGACCGATAGCCGTATGGGCGTTGTGTCGCCCGCTGAGGAGATCCAGAAGCGCCTGGATGAGCTCGCCGAGTCGTCGGCTGACTCTCTGCTCACCCTCCGCCTGACCCGTCTCCCGGGTCGGGATTGGTCGGTGCTGACGTCGAAGTGCCCCGTGCGACCCGACGTCCCCGTGGACCGGCATTACGGGTACAACTATGACGCGGCGTGTGAGGCAGCAGCCCGCTACCGTGACCCGCAGGGCGCCACGTATGGCCACCGTCTCGAGGACGGTGAACCCGTTGCCATCGACGATGACGAATGGGGCGAGCTGTTCGATGTGCTGTCGGGCAGCGACATTGGCAAGATCCGTGACGCCGTCTGGGAACTCAACCAGTACGAACCGGAGCAGCGACTTCAGGCACTGGTAAAAGGCTCCGGGGCAGCGTCGCGCTCCGCCAGCAAGTAGCTTTCGCCGCGCGCTCCGGGATCGCCCCACGGCGACTCTGGGGGTGGGAGCCACACACGTACTACGAGTACGACAAGAACGGCCGGATGATCGCTTCGGTTGTTGAACCGGAGTGGGACGAGGATCAGCTCGACCTTGTGATCGCGGAACAGATGGTCCGCAACATGACGGGTCCGAACGGCGAATGGATGCCGGACGCGACGTCGGACGATGCTGACCCGATGAAGTACAGCGGGTACCGGTACAAGGCGGACGGGCCGTTCACCAACTGGGCCGAGAAGGAGCGTCTTGACGCTCTCGACGCGTACCGGAAGCAGATGGGTGAGAACGCGAACCTGAATGGCGTGTACTTCACCGCAGACAGGTTCGACTACTAGAACTCGTCCGCGTATTCGTCGCAGTACGCCACGGATGCGGCTCCGGCGACGTGTCCCGCTTCGGCGGCTGTGATGCCGGTTTCTTTCGCGATGCGGATGAACTCGGTGAGCCCCGCCTCGAATCCTCGGTCCTCGAGGATGTCGCACACCTGGTGACCAAGTTTGGTGAGTTCTGCGGCACCGGCGTCGGCGAGCGCCGGCACACCCTCGCGTACCACCGAAACGTATGCGTCATCGACGCTGGGCGCCGCACAACCAGTGAGCAACAACAGCACGGGGACCAGCACGGCCATGGCGCGTTTCATGCGCTGACTCTACAGTCCTGGGAGTGTCTGACCTAGGCGGTAGCATGAGAGGAGAACCCCCGCACCTGTTGTCGCAGGCCGGGGGCGTGACCAACTCGGATAGGAGTTGATGTGACCCATCTTACCTGCACGCTCGAGAATTGTGACCGGCCCGTTCTGGCCCGGAACATGTGCAGCACTCACTACAGTCGGTGGCATCGGGCGGGCGGCGAGATTCGCCCGAAGGCGTTCCTTTCTGCCACGGAGCGTCGGTGCTCTGCCTGCGGCGAGGTCAAGCATCCTGCTGAGTTCTACTCCAAGTCGAGCGGCTGGTGCGCTGACTGCGCGAAGGCGAACAAGCGCTCGGAGTATGTGGCGACGAACCTTCCACTTCCAGCGTGCTACTGCGTCGAGTGCGGACACCGGTTCCGCCCTCGACGACGGACCGTCTACACCTGTTCGGCGGCCTGCTCAGAGATGAGGCGCCGTCGATTCCAGCGCATCGAGTCCCCTGTGACGCGCGCCTTGCGAAAGATGGTCGCCGTCGAGGTCGTCGACCCAGCGATCGTGTTCGACCGCGACGACTGGATCTGTCAGTTGTGCCACACCGACATACCCCGCGATGCGATCTGGCCCGATGTGATGAGCGCTTCGATGGACCATATCGTCCCGATCAGCGTGGGTGGCGATCACTCCTACGCTAACTGCCAGGCGAGCCACTTCAAGTGCAATGCGAGCAAGGGCGCGAAGCACCCCGAAACTTCATAGCGAAACGAATTTGACACTAAGGGCATCCGAGAGGGTGCCCTTAGTCGTGAACGGAGATCACCGTGGCTGACAGGCAAACTAAGGTCACTTTGATCGCATCGGTGAACAGCTATATCGCTGATATGCAGCGGGCGACGAGCGCCACTGAGAAGGTTGGTGACGAGGCCGCGAAGGCTGCGGCGAAGCTGGAGAAGCAGCACCAGGCGATGTCTGAGGTCGGCGCCGGTATCGCAGCGATCGGGGCTGTCGCAGCCGTCGCCTTTGGGCTGGCCGTGGCTCGGTTTGCCGAGTTTGACCAGGCGATGTCGAATGTTCAGGCGGCGACGCAGGAGTCTGCCGAGAACATGGGCAAGCTGCGTGATGCGGCGTTGGAGGCTGGTGCTTCGACGGTGTTTTCTGCCACGGAGGCGGCGAACGCGATTGAGGAGCTGGGCAAGGCGGGCCTGACGACCGAGCAGATCCTTGGCGGCGGTTTGGCGGGTGCGCTTGACCTTGCTGCTGCGGGGCAGCTTGAGGTTGCCGAGGCGGCGGGTATTGCCGCTGTCGCGCTGAAGCAGTTCAACCTTGAGGGTGAAGACATCCCTCACGTTGCCGATCTGCTGGCGGCTGGTGCAGGTAAGGCTGTGGGTGACGTCGAGGACCTGTCGGCCGCGCTCGGCCAGGTGGGTCTTGTCGCGAATGGCGCAGGGCAGTCCATCGAGGACACCACGGGGACGCTCGCCGCTTTCGCGGACGCCGGACTCCTCGGTTCCGACGCTGGCACGTCGCTGAAGGCCGCGCTGATTGCGCTTCAGGCTCCCACGGACAAAGCCCGCGACATCATGGAGCAGTACAACCTGTCGTTCTATGACACCAACGGCCAGATGCTCGCGTTCGACGAGATCGCGGGCCAGCTCAAGGGGAACCTGAGCGATCTGACAGATGAGCAGCGGAACGCTACGCTCACTCAGATCTTCGGCAACGACGCTCTCCGCGTCGCGAACGTTCTGTATGACGAGGGCGCCGAGGGCATCCGCAAGTACATCGACCAGACGAACGAGTCCGGGTATGCGGCGAAGGTCGCAGCCGACCGGCTGAACAATCTGACCGGTGACGTGGAGAAGCTGGGGGGCGCGATCGATACGGCGCTCATCAAGTCCGGCTCGAGCGTGAATGACCTTCTGCGGTCGCTTACTCAGGGCGCGACGGGTGTTGTCGACGCGATCGGGAGCCTCCCGGAACCAGTCATCGGTCTGGGCACACAGATCGCGGGCATTGTCGCGGCTGTGGGGCTCGTGGGTGGTGCGGCGTTGCTCGCTGTGCCGAAGATCGCACAGTTCAAGCTTGCGTTGACGACGCTGAACATCTCGGGCGCTTCCGCCGCGAGGGGCATCGGTCTTGCGACCGGGGCGCTGGCTCTTGCCGGCACGGCGTTCTCGATCTGGGCGCAGAGGCAGGCAGAGGCTACGGCTACGGCGTCGGAGTTCGAGGACTCGCTGGACAAGACGACCGGCGCGGTGACGGACTACACCCGTGAACTCGTGGCGAAGAAGCTTGCTGAGGCGGGCGCTTTCGACGGTGCGAAGAATGCGGGCATCTCGCAGGAGGAACTGACAGAGACGATCCTCAAGGGCGGCGAAGCTGTCGAGGAGCTTCGCAAGAAGCTGTACGACTACGCCAACGGGAACCCGTTCGACCCTGCGATCGCGAACTCTGTGAACGCGGTGAACCATCTGTCGGATGGTTTGGAGCGGGCCGATAAGGACTTCGAGGATCAGGCTGCTGCGGCGGGGGAATCGGCCGACAAGACGACCGACGCGGCTACGGCCTATCAGGACGCGGCGGACAAGGCCGGCGAACTTCAGTCGAACCTGCGGGAACTGATCGACACGATCAACGAGGCGAACGGCGTCGGACAGGATGCGGTCAGCACGAACGCCGCCTACCAGTCTGCGCTTGCCGGGATCAGCGATGAGGTGGACCGCCAGAAGGAAGCGTTCATCGACTTGCAGCGTGACGCGTTCCAGGAGGCTCATGGCACGCTGGATGGTTTCGTTGGGTCGCTGGAGGGTTTCACCCTTTCGTTGGACGAGACCACTGAGGCGGGGTCGGCTAACGCGGCCATGCTTGCGGATGTTGCGGGTAAGGCGCAGGACGCTGCGGAGGCGCAGCTCGCGGTTGATTCGGCGACGGTTGGTGCTGACAAGGCGACGGCCATCTATCTCGATACGTTGGCGAAGCAGCGGCAGGCTTTCATCGACTCGGCGATCGAGGCTGGTTACAACGCTGATGAGGTGCAGATCCTTGCTGACAAGGTTTTCGCCCTGCCTGACGAGCATCAGATCAAGTTCCTTGCGGATACCGCGGCTGCGGCGGCAACGATCGACAACTTCATGACCCGGTATGGGACGCTGCGGGGCACGATCGTGTACCGCGCGACCCGTGAGGGTTCGATGAGTGACGGCGCCGCGTCTGGTGGGTTTGCGAACGGTGGCGAGATCCCGGGGACACCTTCCCGTGAGGACAACGTGCTCATCCATGCGGCGACGGGTGAGTTTGTCGTCAACACGGATGCGGCGCAGCGGAACAAGGCGCTTCTCCACTACATCAACAACGGTGGTCGGATCCGTGGGTATGCGGATGGTGGTGAGGTTCAACCCCAGTACGCGCCGGCTGTGCCTCGTTGGGGTTCCGGTGGTGGGGCTGGTGTGAGCGTTGAGCTGACCCAGAACGTCTACCCGCAGCCGGGGCAGTCGGAGGCGGAAATTGCCCGGATCTCTGCGGAGAAGATGGCGTTTGATCTGCGGGGGGCGTGATGCGGATTCTCTGGCATGGGATCGAGTTCATTGGAGACGAGGGGCCTGCAACGTTCACGATTGATCGTTCTGGCGCTTCTGGTCTGCTGGATGGCGTTTCGGTTCGGGGTGAGCGTCCGGATAGGCCGAACGCGGATGGTGCGTTCGATGCTCCCGCGTATCTGGGTGCTCGGTCGGGTTCGATCACTGGGCTGATCCACGCTGATTCGGCTGCGGCTTATGAGACGGCTGTGCGTCAACTCACCGGCATCCCTCCGCGGGCACTGTCGACGATGGTCGCTGAGCTTGCGTTGGGTGATGTGTCTCTTGAGGCGCGTCGGGTGGGTTCGGTGGAGGTGCGGCACTTGGTGTATGGGTCGTTGGGCCGGTACATGGTGTCGTGGAACGCCCCGGACCCGCGCCTGTATGGGGTGTCGCATGTGGTGGGGCCGTTGACGTCGGTGGATGCGGAGCATGACGGGAACGCGGAAGCGTTCCAGTCGCTTGTGGTGGCGGGTTCGTCTGGTGGCGGTTACACGTTGTCGGGGCCGGACAGCAAGGTCATCACTGTTACTGAGCCGCTGGTTTCTGGCCACCCGCACACTCTCGACTTGTTCTCGGGGACGTTGTTCGTCGATGGGGCGCAGGTTGTCGGTGGGATCAGTGTGTATCAGCCGTGGACGGTTCCTGTGGGCGCGTCGGTGACGGTGTTGGTTTCGGCGGGCACGGTGACTTCGACTGTTCGCGACACGTACGTATGAGTGGGGGCTGAACCGTGTGGACTTACTGGTTCTGCGACACGATTACGGGCGAGAAGCTGCTGCAAGTTGAACCTTCGGGGGGTTCGTGGGCGCGCCGGTTGAACATGGCTCAGTCGGGTTCGCACACGTTCGCCCTCGGGGATCGTAGGTTCTCGCGGGACGTGTGGAATGACGTGACCGCGCCGTGGTCTCGGACGTTCGTTCAGTGTTGGGATGATGAGCCGGTTTATGCGGGCCTTGTTACAGGGTCACCGTATGACCGGGACTCGATGACGTTGACGGTTCGGCATACGGACTTGCGCGCGATTTTCCTGGCACGGTTCCCGTTCGGTGAGGACTCGTACTGGGTGGATCAGATCGAGTTCGGTGAGATCGGGAGTCTCACGATCACGAGCAAGTCGTTGGTGTCCGCTGTTGGCCTGGTGTTGGAGCAGGGGATGTTGGGGCCGGTTGGTGAGGCGGATTACACGCTGCCGGTGGTGTTGCCGTCGTTGAGCGAGTCGGGCACGTTCTCGACCGTTTACCACAACTACAACATGCGTCGGGTGGCGGACATTCTTGACCAGTTGCAGGAGATGGAGGGTGGCCCGGATATCGAGTTCGCTCCCCGCTGGTCGGGTGCGGGCACGTTGGAGTGGGTGACTCGTGCGGGTGCGTTGACGGGTAACGAGTTTGAGTTCAACTTGGCGGCGGAGCAGTCGCCGGCGTCGTCGTACAAGGTGAACATTGACGGGCTGAAGCAGGTTACGGGTGTGTTCGGTATTGGGCAGGGGTATGGGGAAGCGCTGACGATTGGTGCGACCCCGGGTGCTGACCCGTACATCATTCCGGCTCGTGATGACGCGGTGATTTGGAAGGACGTTCAGACGAACAATCATGCGTCGAATTTGGCGTATGAGCGGGTTGATAAGTACCGGAATCCGACTGTGCAGCCGGCGATTCAGGTGCAGGCGTCTGCGGTGTCTCCGGTTGATTTGGTGCTGGGGTCTTCGGTGACGGTGATCCTCCATGATGACCCGTTCCTTCCTGACGGGCCGGCAACCTACCGGTTGATCGGTTTGGCGGGTGGCGTCGGCGACGAGTTGACGCTGACGATGCAGGAGGTGACGGGTTGAGCGCGATCGATAACCCTAATGAGCTCGCTGAGGTGCAGCGGAAGATTCGTGAGTTGCAGACCCAGTCGGGTGCGAATGGGTCCGGTTTTGGTGGAGACAGCACCCATCCGGGGTCGGGGGCCGACAGTATCCAACTGGGCACGGAGGCGGACGCCGCAGGAAACTACTCCATCGCATTCGGCGCCTACGCGGTCGCTGCCAACTACTACACGATCGTCATAGGACTCAGCGCGTCCGCGGACCTGGCAGACGGGATTGCGATCGGTCGGTCTGCGCACGCCGACGCTAACGGTGACGTGGCGCTGGGGTTCAGTGCGGACGCGTCCGGTGAGGAATCTACCGCCATCGGGTACCTTTCGGCGGCGTCCGCGTACAGGTCGGTTGCGATTGGTCGGGCGGCGAACGCCGACCATGAGAACGGTGTCGCTATCGGGCCGTTCGCGTTCACGGCTGCGGACAACGAGATCGCGGTCGGTTCTGAGGACGCCAGTGTTGTGGTGCGGGGCACGTTCTCGAACCCGTCCGCACGGCGGTTGAAGCGGAACATCGTCCCGGCGCCGGTCCTGCGTGGGGTGTTCCCGGAGTTGTACGAGTGGGAGTACATACGGGGCGATGGTCGTCGACGCATCGGACCTATCGCCGACGAACTCGTGGGGACGGATGCGGAGCGGTTTCTGACGTATGACGCCGAGGGGCGTGTGGCGGGTATCGCGACTCAGGAGTTGCAGACGGCGCAGATCGCGGAACTGCTCGCGCGGCTCGAGCGTGCGGAGGCGCGCATCACCGAACTAGACAACAAGAGCTGCGGAGGGTGCGCCTGATGGCTGATCTCGATTTCACTCCCGAGGAGACCAACCTTGCCCTGTACCGCGGCAAGGGTGGATCTTTCACGATGGTGTTCAAGGACGCTGACGGGGACCCGATGGTTCTTCCCACTACGGGGTGGGCTGCTCAGGTGCGCCTCAAGCCGACGATCACTGCTGAGCTGCTGATGTCGTTCACGGTGGATGGTTCGTCGGCCGATGAGGGGTCTGTGGTGGTGTCGTGGACGGGTGCGGATGTCGCCGCTGTGACTGCCAAACGTGGCTACTGGGATGTCGACTGTGCGGATGCGGATGACGTTTACACGAACGGTACGGTCACGTTCGAGGGTGAGGTGACGGACTCTTGAGCGACATCGAAATCATCGTCAACCCGCCGCCCACGATTGAGATTCATCCGGGCGGTGCGCCTGGCCCGGAGGGTGGCGATGGCCCCGCTGGCACGATCACGGTGGGCACGGTCACGACTGGGGCTCCGGGGACGGATGCTGAGGTTGAGAACGTCGGCACGGCTACTGCGGCGATCTTGAACTTCACGATCCCCGAGGGGGAGCCGGGTGAGGACGGGGTAGGCGGTGGCGGTACGTGGGGCTCGATCACGGGCACCCTCACCGACCAGACCGACCTTGCGTCCGCGCTGGGCGGCAAGGCGGCGAGCTCGCACACGCACGCGGAGAGCGACGTCACGGGACTCACAGCTGCGCTTGCGGGCAAGTCCGACACCGGTCATACGCACGCCCAATCTGATGTCACCGGACTTACCGCCGCCCTCGCAGGCAAGTCGGACACGGGGCACACACACACCTCGTCGAACATCACCGACTTCAACGCGGCGGCCGATGCTCGGGTTGTTGCGGGGATCACGGGGAAGCTGGACACTTCCGCTGCCCCCGAACTCATCCGCGACACGATGGGGACCGCGCTCGTGGCGGGGGCAAACATCACCATCACGCCGAATGACGGTGCTGACACCATCACGATCAGCGAGACCGTTTCACCCATCGCGGCCGGGTCGGCGAACAACCCGCACATCACGCAGGGTGCCGCGCGGAACAGCTCGCTCCCGAAGAACTTCTGGCAGTACACGGGAACCGAGGGCGTCGATGACCCGACGAACTGGACAGCCGGCGACGAATGGATTAACGCATGACGTACTGGGAAGAGACCATCCCCGCCGACGCGAACCCTGGGCCACTCGTCTACACGGCGATCGAAACGAAACTGCTCGCGCTCGGGTGGACACTCGACGACACGGTGGTCATCGGTGCGCGCACCCACAAGGTGCTGAAGTCAGCCGCCGCGGGGAACAGTCGCGGGCTGGACTGGTTCCTCGACATTTCGTACCCGACTACGGGTATTGCGACCGGCGTGCTGATGACACCGTTCGAGGGGTACACGGCGGCAAGTGACGTCGGACTCCGGGGTCCTCACACGGCGAACAGCACAACGATCGACGCGACCACGTACTCCCGGTTCGGCGCCACGACGTCTGCGCTGGAAACCAACTGGGCGAACACCGGTTCCCACACGGGCCTCAGCGCGTCGTTGCTGACGAGCGCGTTCAACCTGTACGCATCCGCGACCCGCGACCGGGTGATTCTTCTGCTGAGTACCGCTCCTACCGCGGTCTCGTACGTGGGGTTCTTCACTCCAACGGCGGCGCATGTGTCGCATGCGGGCGCGGCGCTGGCGCCCCTCGTCACCACACGACTCGTTGGCACGTCCGACAGGTTCCCGTCCGCAACGGCGGCTTCGGTGACGGCGGCGCTTACCCGCATCCCGAAGTACACGGTTGCGAACTGGAATGCCCACTGCGTCGTCGGGCCGAACACGATGCGCATGAACGGCAAGGTCGGCGGCGCTGCGGCGGAAGGCGACAACCAGATCACGAGCGTCCCGTACCTTGTCGGGATGGGTGGGGCGACGTGGGCCGGCGGTCTCACCGCGCACATTGGCGAGCTTGACGGTGTGCAGTGCGCGTACGCTGACGCGGCGGTCGTCCGAGGCGACGTGGTAACTGTCGACGGGGACGCTTTCGCGACTTCGACTGTCACTTCGGGTGCCTGCATTCTCATCGAGAAGGTGTGACATGGCTGATCGTGGGACAGCAACGTTTACTCCGACGACGTCGCCGCATGTTGTCGCCGACTACGAGCCGGTGATCGCTGGTTCCGGCGGCACACCAGTCGAACCGAAGCGGTTCTTGAACGTGGGTGGGACGGCCGTCGCGATCCAATAGCACCCGCGGTGTATCAGGGGTGGGTGTATCTGCTCTACGTGGACATGGGCGAACCTCTTGCCAACCGTAACGATGAGCAGTACAGTTCAGGAATGGAGACCACCATCATGGACCTTGACACCAGCATCTTCCCCGCAAGATGGCTGCACATGGACGACGACACCGACTGCGACAGGCACCAGGTTTGCCACCGCGACACTTACGTCCGCGGAGGACGACCCGACTTCGATACCTTTGGCGGGTGAACCCACGCGGCACCGTGACTCAACAGGACGCCGACCGCATCACCGCGGCCCGCAACCAGAAGACTGCTGCGGACGCGAACTGGCGACAAGTCGTACTTGACGTCGCCGCCCGCTCGAGTGTTCGAGCCGCCGCGAAGGTAGCCGGGATCTCTCCCGACACCATCACGCAGTGGAAGAAACAAGCCAACTAAACACAGGCTGAACTAGCCCCCGACCACGGTCTCCGGTCGGGGGTTTTGTTATGCCCACGGAGGTGCGCCATGGGTGGCATTCCCAGGATCTACGTCCGGCCGATCCCCGACTATCCCGCGGACAAGTGGCGGTCGACGTACTCGGCGCACACCCGCCGGAACCCGCCCAGCAAAGAGCCGGGCGTGGACTACTACTGCCCTCTCGGGACGACGCTCGTGTCGATCGGCGACGGCTACGTTTCCGAGGTTGGCGGGAGCATCCGCGCCGCGGCGGGACGGTACGTGAAGGTCAACCTGGACAACGGGCAGAGCTTCCGGCTCCTGCATCTCGGGCCGCGCCACTGCCTCAAACGGGTGGGCGACCGTGTGCGCAGGGGTGAGCCGCTAGCTATCTCCGGCGCTTCCGGCTACGGCTCCGAATACTTCGGCGCATCGTCGCCGTACGACTCCCAGATGATCCTCACCACGGGCGGGCCGCACACCCACGCGACCCTGTTCCCCACGCACTCATACAACAACTTTGTCGGGCTCCTTGACCTTGAACAGTGGGTCATGGACTCGGCGCCCGCAGGCGGCACATCGTCGCCCCTTCTGAAGGAGTGGGACGAAATGGCCACCGAGCAGCAGATCAAAGACATCGCCGAGAAGATGCGCAATCTCTACATCATCACGCACGCAAGCGCCGACGCAGACAACGGCATCTACGTCGTCGCCCCTGGGCACTGGCGGAAGATCGGCGGACCCGCCAACGACATCGCTCGCGTGTACGTCGATGGGGATGGGGAGACGGTCTACTCGCGTGCAACTCCTCTCACGACCGGCGGTAACTGGGCTGTCCTGGTCCGCTACTGGGAGATGTTCGCACCGGCCGGTGTGCGACTCGACGGCAGCCTCGCTACGGGCGTTGACGGAGAGATGATCGCCGCTCGCGCAGAGCTCGCGGTACGGGAAGCGCTGAAGTCGCTGTCGGTCGACGTTGACGAGCAGGCCATCGCCACCGCTGTGCGTGATGAGTTCGTGAAGCGACCGCTGAGCTGATGGTTGACCTCGGATCCGTACCGGCGGCTGTCTGGGGCGCGCTGGGGCTGATCGTGGCGGCGTTCCTCACGGCAGGCGGCGCCTCCCTGGGCACGTGGCTGACGAACCGTCGCAACGCGAAGGTCGACGCCGGCCAACTCGCCCTCGAGTACGCACAGGGCATGCGCGACGACATCAAGAAGCTCGAGGACCGCGTCACGTTGCTGGAGAACGAACGCAACGCGTACCGGTCGCATGCGCACGTCCTGCACGAGTGGGGCGGCTACGTCGAGACGACAGACCGACCCCGCCCTATCTGGCCGGTGAATCTGCCCCGGTAACCCAGAAACCAACTCTTTGGAGGAAAAATGAAGACCTTTCACGACAAGGTCGCCGCCTGGATCAAGACGGCGCAGCAGTACACGAAATTCTGGGTAGCGGTGGTCGGTGGCGCCCTCGTCATCATCACGGGTGAGCTCGCGCTCGACGACGAGGTGGTCCGGTACATCCGTATCGGCATCGCCATCCTGACCGCGTTCAGCGTCTACCAGTTCCCGAACGTCCCGTCTGACGGGGCCGACGAGTGATCCGTCCGACCCCATTCAAGGGCAACAGCGTCCGACTGCTCCTCCGGTTCGCCTTCCGCTGGTTCTAAACCCGCCTATCGACTACCTGGAGGATCCTGGTGCCTGTTTACTCATTCTCATTCCCCGCGTCCGCCGCGGGTCGATCGGTGACAGTCCGTGATGCCGCTGGTGAGGTAGTCGAGACTGGCACCGCCGGTTCCGCGAGTTCTGCTCACGGGCCGGTGGTGCTGTCGTGGACCCTGCCATCCGGGGTCTACATTGCCGAAGCTGTAGACACTGCGCTTGCATACTCGTCCCGCGCCACGGGCGTTCTTGATGTGGCGAACAGTCTCGAGGGCGTTCTGCTCGGCCAGGTTGCGGACACCCTGCCCCCGGACCTTCCGGATGGTGCGCTGTGGGTAACAACGCGCGTGGACGCAACGCCACCGAGCGTGCCCGCCGGGCTCACGGCAACAGTGACCGCTAGTGGCGTGGACCTCGCATGGACCGCTTCGGTGGATGACTCTGGTGCGATCGGGCACTACACCATCTACCGGGATGGCGTGTCGCTCACGACGGTTACAGCGCTCACTCACTCTGACACGTCAGCAGCATTCGACACTGCGTACAGCTACACGGTGAGCGCCACTGACCCCTTCGGCAACGAGTCCGCAGTCTCCTCCGCGGCTGTCGCGACTCGCGGTCTCGCGGGGGCTCCCGCTTTCCCCAGCAGCCTGTCCAGCGCGCCGCTGGTTGCCCATTTCCGCGCCTCAGACTTCCAGGGCCTATACGCCGACGGGGCAACGATCCCGACGCTGGAGAACCGTGTAGGCGACGGCGCAGATCTGGTGCCGTTCGGAGCCCCGAAGTACGAGACCGGGTCGGTGAAGCCCTCGATTGTTTTCGACGGGACCAACGACGCAGCATCCGCAGCGGTTGGCGTCTTCGCCCAGCCCGTTACGAAGTTCGTCGTCTTCCGACTTCTAGCGACCACCAGTGGCAGGACGATCCTCGGCACGACAAACAGCGCCGCCAACCGTGAGACGTTCGCCACTGGTGCGAGTCAGTATTCGGTGTTCGCCGGGTCTACCCAGGCTGCGGGGCCGGCGCCGACCACAACCATCCACGTTGCAGCCATCCGCTATCAGGGTGCTAGTGGTCGAGTAAACATCGACGGGACCGTGTATGCGATCTCGTCGCCAGGTACCGAATCGTGTGAGGGTTGGCGCCTCGCAGCCAACACGACCGGCGCGACCCGTACGGCGATGGAGTTCTACGACGGGGCACTGTACGCGGGTGCCGTGTCTGACGCCGATATCGACGCCAAGGTGGACGAGCTGAAGACATGGTACGGGGTGGCCTGATGCCCTACCCGAATGAGGTGTCTCGGCTGAGTAAGACGACGGCGAACGGGACCGCGTACGTTGAGGTCACGTTGTCGCTCGACGGTGACACGTGCCTCGTCTGCATCCCCAGCGAGGACGCGACCGCGCTGCTGCTATGTGCGCACGGTCACTCCGGCGACCAGACGACGATCAACAACGTCCGTATGGTCGAGACCCGGGACCGGATGATCGATCAGGGGTGGATCGTCGCCTCGTCCTACGCCCAGGGGAACTCGTGGGGCAACCAGGCCGGGCAAGACGCGTACGTGCTGCTGTCCGAGTGGGTGCACACGCAGTTCCCCGTCACGGATACTGTCTTCCACGGACAGTCGATGGGCGGGCTGATCGTCGCGTTGCTGTACGCCAACGACGTCATCCCCGACGTACGCGGCATGGTCACCATCGACGGTGCAGTGAACCTGTCCGTGGCGCACGCGAACGCCTCCTACCGGTCGGCTATCCGCACCGCGTATGGCATCGCCTCGGACGGGTCCGACTATGCCGCCAAGACGGTCGGGCATGACCCGTGCGTCATCGCGGCGACCTTATACGACGGCAAGCGAATGCTGCTCGAGGCGTCCACCGGCGACACGGCCATCCCAAAGGCGCAGCACGCGGACGTGTTCGTGACGCACATCGATGGGCACCCGGCGCAACTGTCAAGATTGACCGGCACCGGCCCGCATGTTGACGTGTCGAACTACTTCCCGGCCGATGTGGAAGCGTTCGTGCTGTCCACCCTGGAACCGTTGCCCGCGGGGGACGTGTTCTGGGCGCGTAAGTCCGTCTTTGTTGACGGTGAGCTCGCCAGGGTGCTCTCACGTGTGGGCGTGTGCTGGCAGCCCGTCGAGATACTCGACATCGTGTGAAGATTGACACACCTATGCAAGATCGCCCCTCGGGCCTCCTTCGGGAGGTTCGGGGGGCGCTTCTCTGCGTTTACGGGGTCTTGTGTGGTTCAGCCCCGCGACGCTTGATCCCCAACTCCACCCAGTCCGTCGCACCCTCAACCTGGAGTAACGCGTCCGCTAGTTCACTTGTGTGCGGGTTCCTGTAATAGCCAGCCCACGTGCCGGCGACCATCGCAAGAATGTCGGTGTGCGACCCGGCCACTTGTCGCAGCTCGTCGATGACTGGTCCCGGGTCGTGGGTGTATTGGTTGCGGGTGCAGATCGCGGAGAGCCGGATGTCTAGCAGTGTCGCCTTACTCAACCGGCCCATACGGGGGAGCGTACGAGCAAGGTCCGACTCCCGGCTACGCCCCCGACGCGGACCCGAGTGCCCGGTACTGCTCCCAGGTCATCCAGTCGTCTGATATCCACTCCCGCGACTCGACGATGTTCGTTCCGACCCACAGTTCGATCGCCGCCGACCGGTCGTCTGCCTGCTCAAGCGCGTGCACCGCTTCCTGGAGCGTGTCGAAGATTCCGTACATGGCGTCGCTGTCGTATGACTCGTGACGCACGGCCAGGAAGTGGCTCATGACGCGTCCCTCGGGTCGAGCTTCGGCGTCAGGGGCCGGCTCGAGCAGGGCGAGGGCGCGGTCGAGCGCGTCGATCATCCAGCCGCGATCCTCGAAGTCCCCTGCCCGGATCTCAGCCGCCAGTGCGGCGCGGGCCTCGTCTACAGTGGTCATATCGGAACCTCGTTTCCGGTCATCGCCCCGGCCTGTTCACAGCAGGTGCGGGGCTTCTCTGTGATACTACCGTCTGACCCGGACAATTAACAGGGGCCAGGTGGCTACTTAGTGGATGTTTTCGGAGATTACTTGACGCTACCCACGGCTACTCTTCCGCGGAACCACGCGGAACAGTAGGACAAAGTAGCCCCCAGTAACCGGCACTGCATACCAGACTGCTCAACGGTCAGGACTCGGGGGAAGTGAGGGACGCGGAGAGCTGGAGCATCCCGCGCCGCAGCGCCTCAATGTCTGACCGGGACTTGTACGCCCTCGACATGACCCGTGACGAGTGGCCGATGATGGCTGTGATGGTGACCTCGTCGACTCCGGCCGCGTACAGCAGGTCGACTGTGGTGTGCCTGAGGTCATGGACACGCACGTTGCGGTTGATGCCCGCGAGCTCCCGGATCTTGATCCACTGTTTCGTGATGAAGTCGGGGTCGAAGGGGTGCCCGTTAGGGCGTGCGAAAACAAGGCCGTAGGGGCTGGTGACTGACTGGTCGCGGTAGCGCGTCAGAATGGACGCCAGGGGGTCTACGAGGGGCACGATGCGCCACCCCGCACGCGTCTTAGGGCGCGTGAGGTAGAGACCGTCCGTGAGGTGCTGGTATTCGAAGCCGTCGGGGAGTTGCTGGCCGTCGGTGATGCGCTGCAACTGCCATGACAGGTCGAGGACGTCGCTGACCCGATCCCATTGCAACCCGAGCACTTCACCACGCCGCGCGCCGGTGAGGATGAACGTCGCCCACAGCGCACCTTCCGTTGTTTGGGAGAACACCTCGAGCAGGTCGATGGCTTCTTGTGCGGTGAGTGCGTGTAGGTCGGTGACGGCTTTCTTCGGTGCGGGTACGAGATCGACGGGGTTGCGTGCGATCCTGCCTTCACGTTCGGCGTCCATGAACGCCGCGGCCATCACGGAGTGCACGTTCCGCTGGTAGGTGGATGACAGGCCGTTGTCACGCATGACGGTGATGACGCGGCGGATGTGTTCCGGCTTCACGTCGGGGAGACGCATCCTCCCGATGGCTGTCCGCACCCACTTAAGGTTCGACCGGTACGACGCGGCCGTCTTCGGGCGCCGGCTGGGAGTGACGATCTCACGCATCCAGTAGTCGAGGTAGTCGTCCACCCTGAACGAAGCGGTGTGCAGGTCACCCTGCTTCTCCAACTGCTTCCGCAACTCGGACAGTTTCTTCTGTAGCGCGGCCTGCGTCTTCGCAGTGACTTGCTTGCGTCGCGGCTTGCCGTCTGGGCCTGGGGGGAGTTGTATCCGCCCGATCCACAGTCCACGGGCCTCACTGTAGAAGAGGCCCCCCTCACCCTTTGCCCTAGCCATGGTTCTTACGCGGCGACGGCTTACGCATGACTGAAGTGCGCGGCACGCATGCTTGTGTTGCCCGAGTCTCCAGAGAGATGAAGGATTGCCTCCACGCGCGGGCGCTGTCTCGACCCAAACGTGTCGTAGGTGACTGCTCGAACGGTGTACTCGCGCCCGGTGACGACGAGCACGGCGCGGTCTCCCGGCTTCCAGTCTGTGGAATCGTTCATGATAAGTCCCTCGCGGCCTCTTCTCCTGTCGTGTCAGCGGGGACCTGGGGGCCCCAGCGCTTCATGACGATCCGGCCCTCTGTGTCTCGCGCCCAGTGCAGCGGGTGCTCGCCATCGGCCCCTTCCTGGCAGCGGATGCCTGATCGGTCGGAAGCGAAGGCACATTGCCCGGTCACGGCGCGTCCCTCACGGTTTCGTCACGGACTTCTGCCGCCGTCAGAGTCGAGCTCATGATGCGTCCCTCGCGGCTTCCAACGTGAGCGTGGAGGGGTTGAAAGGCCTGAAAGATCGCAAAGCTCCAGGCACGCGCCGCTCGGACTGCGCGGTCCTCACGGCGGCATTCGGTAGTCTTAGTCATGTCGATCCCTTTCCGATCGGCCATCGCCCCGACCTGTTCGCGCAGGTGCGGGGCTTCTTCTTTTGGTGTACCTCACTAGTGTACCCCTGGCCCCTCTGTTGTGTCCAGTTGGACACGGTGGATTCCGCGAGATTCCCGCGGTTTCTAGCACCAGTCTACCCCTTACCGTTGGTTTCCGGTACCAAAGGTCGCAGGTTCGATTCCTGTCGGGGGCACAGTAGAGAGTAAGGGACGGGGTCCAGACGGACACATCAGGTGAACCCCTCCGTGTACCCGAGTCCAATTCGGTGCACCCCGACCCCGTCACGAATGACGGTGGACGACATCTACCGGACTGCGGGTATACGTACGAACGCTGTCTTCCTAGTCGAGCAACGACCGAAGATGTGCGATCACCATCGGGTCGACGGACTTCGGACTCCAGCCTTCTAGGCGGGTGATGACGTCGCGCAAAGTCTTCTGCCTCTCGTCGGCGCGCGACTCGGCCTCAAGATAAGGCTTAGCCGCTACGAGCGCCGCGACGAGGCGACGGCTTGCCTCGGGGTCGGGCATGAAAGCGTTGAGCCAGGATGCCTCGTCGGCTGCGGCGACGGCATCCAGGCTGATGCCCTCGGGAAGCCCCTGTCGCATCGCCTCACCGAGAACGTGCATCGCTTGGACGGTGGATCGCACAGTATCGGACAGGTTCGTCGTTCCAATCGATTGCTGGATGTCTTGCATCTTGGTCACGGTCTCCTCGTCGAGTCGAAATGAGCGATTGGGCGTTTTCGGTTTGTTCGGCACGGGTGTATTACACCACGTCCAGCGCCCGGGTGCAATACACCCACGCACAGCGCCGCGCGACATGATCGCGAAGGGGCGACATCGGTCCGGTGGAGTGTAGGGAGTAGCACAGATGCTGGCCTACCGGTAGTGGTACTTCGGGGGACAAACGGGAACGCCTTTACCCAATCTTTACCGCGCGCAGGGCATTTGATGTCCAGTGGGGGTTCGGTTGTCCCCGGCAAGGGTTAGAGTCCCCTCATACTCACCCCTGGCCCCGGTGAGGTACCTCGCCCTTTAGAACGATCCAGCATCCAACTCCCGGGGGGGAACCAATTGATCGAGCACGTCTGCGCGGTATGCAAATCCGCCACCCTATGCCCCGTTTTCAACAAGGGTGGCGCATGTCCGACACCCGTCGAGCTTGCACGGTGGTACAACGACAACCGGCCGGTGCTAGTCGCCGAGAGCCGCAGCGCGCTCGCTAACTGACCGGAAGAACTCTGCCGGGTCGACCCCCATGTTCGCGATGTGGCGCAACAGTGCTGGGGTCGGCGGCAGGTTCGGAACCATGCGCCCCTTCAGCTTCCTCCCGCGCAGATACCGCGAAAAGTTACGCCGGTCGTAGCCGAAGTCATCGCAGTACGCCGTCACCCCACCGTACGCGTCAACGCGCGCCGCGAACTCCGCCGCTATGGCGTGCTCGTAAGCCTCGTCTGAAATCCCCACCGCGCCCACCGTACCTGAACCAACGGAATTCGTAGTAATCACGCTCCGAGCGAGCACGATTCAACCCCCCTGATACATTCTCCCCAGAAATTTTCGCGAACCTATAGACGTGTCCACATGGACACTGCTAACGTGTCCACATGGACACCCCATCGTACATAGCCGGCCTCATTGTAGACGCCGCTGTCGGGCGGTTCGCTGACGATAACGGTATCGCCCGGACCCACCTCACGGTAGACCGCGACTCTCTGACCGCCGTTGAGATCGCACGCGCTACGCATGTGCTTGGTGCGGAGGTGATCTTCGATGGCCGTTGAGAAGCGCGGATTCAGCGTCGCGGAGGCTTCCCAGTACCTCGGCATTTCCGAGTGGGTGCTGCGTGACGAGATGCGCAACAACCGCATCGCCGCGAAGAAGCGCGGCACCACCGTCCTGTTCGATCGGGACGAGCTCGACCGCTACTTCGATGATCTGCCGGAACGGGTGTCGTGATGTTCCGTGCATTGATCGCTGTCGCCGGCGCCGCCTTGTTCATGGTGGGCATGCTCCACACGATCTTCACGTGGAACCCGGACGGGTGGACTGTTCTCGCGGCCGTGGGTGTCGCGTTGATCTGGGTCGACACGGAGGTGGAGGAGCGGCAGGCTGCCGTGTCCCGCCGGCCCAGCCCGCTCGACACTGACCACACGGGGAGGGTGTCATGAGCGACCGGGAGTTCGCTTTCGAACAGTACACGTTGACCCTAGAGCCGATGTCGGAGCTTGAACGGGATCTGGCGCAGACCGTGTTCAACGCTGGTTGGGACGCATCAGGAGGTGTGTCATGAACGCACGAGACGAAGTGGCGCTGATTGCCGTTCAGGCGCGAGCGATGGCTGAGGGATACCCGCCCGATTGCAGCGTCGATATCTACTGCTCATGGCTGACTCGCGCCGCCGAAAAGATCACCGCCCTGCTCGATGAGACGGAACCCGCCGACGAACGCGAAGCGCTGGCACCGATCCGCGAACTGGTCGCAAACCTGGCGAGTCGGCTGAACTACGTCGAGACCCACTGGACGCCGGATGAGCGGAGCACGCCGATGTCCACGGCTGACGTCATCCGCGAGTTCGATCGTCTAGCCGCTGGCTTCCGCCGACAGGGGCCGATCACCGACGCAGTGGTGGATGCCGCGCGACGCTCCTGGGCAGCAAATGCTCCCACCACCACCGCCGGCTATGACGGAATGTCGCCGCACCGCCAGGAACTCCTCACGCGGCGGATCCGCATCGCGCTCGAAGCCGCGGAGGCGAAGCGATGAAGCTCTTCCACTTCACCAGCGAGTTCTGGGCGCGCGATATCCGAGACTCCGGGGAGCTTCGCACGAGCCTGCACCCAGTTCTCGGCCAGCACCTCCTGTGGCTGACGGACGACCCGGCTCCCAGGCCAACCGCGCTCGGATTCCCTCGGCGACGCCGCATGGCTGTTCGCTTCGAGGTCGAGACGGATGCCGCTGTCTCATGGGCCTCGATCCGTGATGACTTCACCGATTGGGAGCGTGGCGTGCTCGAGAACTCGCCTGGCGCAGACCCGAACTCATGGTGGGTCTCTCGAACCGCCATCGCTCTCGAAGCTGCGGAGGCGGCGCGATGAACGCCGCAACCCTGCGTGTGGGTGACCCGGTCATCTTCCGAGACGAGGTTGGGGAACTCCCCGCAACCTACCTAGGCCACAACGCACACGGCATCGTCGTCCAGATCGACCACGTTTCGTACACCGTCCATTGGGGTTCCCGGCATTTGTGGGTTGCGCACCCTACGACGGGGGAAGCGTTCGTGTTGGACACGGATGACCCGGTGTTGGAGACACTTCCACCCGACCGCGAATAACCCGCGCTCATCTTCTAGCTTCCGATAGCCCTCACAGGCCGGCGTCGGTAGCACTATCCGGCATGCCCGGATTACAACTACACAGCCATGCGTACCCATGAGGATGCGCCCCGGAGCCGAGTTACACCGGGGGCAGCGGGTGGGACCGACCGAACGTCGGGCAGGTAGCGAAAAGCCCCCTAGACGCGCATGGCGACCAGACGGGACGGTCGGTCCCGAGTAACGGTATGTCCCGTTACGGAAACCCACGCGCCGAGTACCAGTCGGCCCGGGGGCATATGTGGTCGAAGGGATCACACACTTCCAGAATCCCACGAGTGGGGCTCTGATACATCGCGCTCAAGGATTTTCCGAACGAACCCGTGATGGGTCGGGGGAATGAAGGCGCGGGTGGCTCGGATGGTCGCAGCGGTGGTTCGACTCCACCGCCGAGCACATGACCGAAAGATGGCGAATGATCCCGGGGACGAACGGGACGTACGAGGTGAGCGATGCCGGGAGGGCTCGCGGCCCGAGAGGGCTACTGTCGCCCACGCTGACTAGCAACGGGTATCGGAAGATCGGCATCGCCCTGGATGGCCGGCGCGTCCAGCGGCGCCTCCATCGCCTCGTCGCCGCGGCGTTCGTGGATGGCCATCAGCCCGAGCTAGATGCATGTCACATCAACGGCGACAAGGCAGACAACCGGGCGGAGAACCTCAAGTGGGGAACGCGGTCGGAAAACATCCGGGATCAGGTCCGACACGGCACCCACCGGAGCAGCGCACGAACGCATTGCACATACGGACACCCACTCGATGCCTCGAACGTGACCTACGCCAAGGGGTACAGGTCCTGCGCGACATGCCTGGAGCACCGCAGAATCACGCGTGCTGAGAAGAGACGCCTCAAGAAAGTCCGGGAGCAGTCATGACTATCGTTCGGTCTCCGCGTCGTTGGGGTCGTCGTCCAGCTCTCGACGGTTACGGGGGGCTAGTGCGGATCCATAAAGCCCACGCCATCGCACTCGCGGTAAGGAACGGGCTACTCATCGCCCTCATTGTTCACGCCGTACTGACCGTGCTGTTCAGCCCCAGGAGGAACCCATGACCGAGATGAGGCTAGCGCCACACATCACCGAGGAAGACGTGGCGACCATCACTCGAATGATTCTCCCGACGATCGCAGCGGACGCCTGGGATGCCGGATACCGCGCGGGAAGTTTGGACGGGTACTTCGGCACCCGCGAGGAGAAGAACCCCTACCGAAAGGACTCCTGACATGGAGAAGTTGAATCGAGCCCTGAGCCATCCCGCCTCAGTGTGGGTCGCATTCGCCGTCATCGGAGTCGTCGAGTGGGTGACCACCGGAAGCCCGCGGGTGTTGGCGGCGGTCGGTGGGGCAGCGCTGCTCTGGTACGTGCTCACGATGTTCGTCCGCGCCGCGAACGAACGACCTGGCCGACAGTAGGCCCACTAGACGACAAGGGCCCCTCCTGCCCGTTGTGTCCGCGCCGCTCGGCGGGTTGTCGAAACAGAGCATTCCCCGGGTGGGGTCGGTTGGCGCCGGCCCCACCCTTTCTCCTGCCAGGGAGGGACACATGTCCATCAAGCCACCACCGTCGACTGCGGATGTTGAAACGCAGGCCGTCGTGTACGCACGCAACCGTATGGGCCACCGAAACTACGGCGACCCCGACTACGACAGGTACGCCGCATACATCGAGGCCTTCATCGCAGGCGCAACCACACAGGGGAAGAACCAGTGAACGAATACACCGCAACCAACGGGGTCGTCGTGGAGGACCGCGGAGGGTCAATCATCCTTGACGGGCACTGCATCGTCGGGGCAGGAAGCATCTACCGGCGCGCGCTGCGTGAGTTCTTCCGTGCTGAGGAAGACGAACGCCTCGGCCGGTGGCGCTGGCCGGTGAAGCCGAACTACATCGTGGTTCCCAACGATGACGAGGTCTGCGTCTTCGATGACGAAGCCCTCGACGAAGCGCGCATCTTCTCGCGGGACAGCGTCGGATTCGCGGGGGACTTCGGAGCCGCAGCGAAGGCGTACTTCGATGCTCACCCTGAACCGAAACCCGCATGGCACGACGCCAAGCCGGGCGAGGTGTGGGCGCTGACGACAGAGAACGTCGGAGACGAGATCGCCGCTCGCGTGGCCGACGTCAACGATGAACTCGTGTTCGAGTACGTCGCGAGCATCACCACCAGGATCCCGGTGCACGACGGACGGTTTACGTCTGGCCGTCGCCTCTGGCCAGAGGGGGACTCATGATCGTCCACGACCTCCCAGACGAGTCTTACCATTCGCGCCCCGAGCTCTCGAGCACCGGGGCGCGACTTCTTCTCCCCGAGTTCGGTGGGTCGCCGGCGAAGTTCAAGTACCGGCAAGGACGCGAATACACCAGCGCCGCGTTCGACGTCGGCAAGGCGGTGCATGCGGAAGTCCTCGGTGTTGGTGCGGAAGCGGTTGAGTACCCGCGGGACGTGCTGGACGCACGGGGAAACGCGACAACGAACGCGGCGAAGGAATGGGCTGCGGCCGTGCGGTTCGAGGGGAAGATTCCCATGAAAGCCGCCGACCTGCGACCCATCCGGGGAATGGCTCAGGCAGTCCTCGGACACCCCACCGCGCGCGCCCTGTTCGAGTTGCCCGGGCATCGTGAAGTGTCCGTGTTCGGTGAGGTTGACGGGGTGCCTGTGCGTGCCCGGTTCGACGCGCTCACCGACGAGACACCGCAGGGTGTGTTCGGCATCGACCTGAAGACGACGGGTGATGGGGCGGACGCTGATTCGTTCACGAAGACGGTCGTGAAGTACGGGTATCAGGTTCAGCAGGAGTTCTACCGGGACGCGTACCGACCCCACGGCGAGATCCAGTTCGTGTTCGTTGTCGTCGAATCCTCCGCCCCATACCTCGTCGCCGTCCACCGCCTCGGCCTCATGTTCGAGGAGATGGGACGCACCCTCTCACGCATCGCCCGCACCACGTACGCGGCCTGTGAAGCGTCGAACGTGTGGCCCGGACACCCCGACGAAGTACAAACCCTCGAGCCTCCCGTGTGGGCGGCAATGGCATTCGACGAACGCCACGGAATCGGAACGGAAATCACAGTCTGATGCCTGAACGCATCCAGCAGAAACGCACTAAGGGGTGGCGGAAGCCGGAGAACACGGTGAGCGTCGCTCGTCCGCACAAGTACGGTAACCCGCTGAAGCGCGGTGACCTGTGGATCGGCGTCCCTCTCCGCACGAACAGTGAACTCGTCGCCGCGTACCGGTGGCTCTGGGAGAACAACCCGGCGTATGCCGCGGAGGCGCGCGCAGAGCTTCGCGGCAAGAATCTCATGTGCTTCTGCCCGCTCGATCAGCCGTGTCACGCCGACGTGCTACTCGAACTAGCGAACGGGAAGGAGTGACCAGTGGACATTGCCAGAACTACGGAGCCGGATTCGGCGCAGCTCAACTTCGACGACGTCGCCTCCCGTGACCTGACAATCACGATCACTGAGGTGAAGCAGGGGCCGCCGGATCAGCCCGTGGAACTGCACAACGCGGAGTATCCGGGTCGCCCGTATAAGCCGGGGAAGTCGATGCGTCGGGTTCTGATCGCCGCGTGGGGTACGGAGGCGTCGGCGTATGTTGGCCGGCGCATCGCCCTCTACGGCGACCCGTCGATCACCTTCGGGCGCGACGCTGTCGGCGGCATCCGGATCCGGGCACTGTCGCACCTCGACAAGCCGTTGACGGTCGCTCTGACGGTCACCCGCGGTCGTCGTGCCCCGTTCACCGTGCAGCCACTCACCGTCGACACAGACGGTCTCACAGCCGCACTCGACGACATCGCCCAAGCCGAATCGATGCCTGCGTTGAAGGCTGCGTGGGATCTTGCCGGGACTCGTGGCGTCCAGTCACACCCGGACGTGGTTGCGGCGAAAGACAAACGCAAAACAGAACTGGAGGAGTCGTGATGGCTGAGACGAAAGTGCGCCGCGTGAACTTCAACAACGGCGTCCACGAATGGGTTGCGACCGTCCCCGGTGGTGCCCCGAGATGGTTCACCCGTTGGCGTGACGCGTACGACTACGCGTACACCGCCACCCGTGTAAGAAACGTTGTCACTGATGCGTTGAAGGGGTTGTCATGACTGAGCCGTCTCGGATTGGTGATGCTGTGCGGGCCATGGCGTTCTCCACGCTCACGTGTGCGTGGTGCGGGGAACGGCCCATGGTTGGTACGGCGCCGGATGTTGACGGGGTGATGTTGCCGACGTGCGGACAGAAAGGACACGGAACATGAACGAAGGCGTGTCTCGGATCCAGTACGAGAAGGACATCCACGGGTGCCTCGACTCGCTTCGCGGACTCGTGAACAGTCACGGGCTGTCGTGGGAACAGGACGCGTTCGACGAGATCGAGCAGATCGTCCTCGAAGCACTCGACACATCGAGGAAAGCGCCATGACTTCTGTTCTTGAATCGTCGGACACCCTCAACGAAACCTGGCTAGACGACGAACCCGGATGCCAGTCCGCTCAGGGATGCTCACACGCGGCCGAGTGGAACTGTGTCATGCGGTGCTGCCCGGCGTCCGCGACCCTCTGCACTCGCTGCCTGATCCGGTCCAAGGAAGCCACCCGGAACGCGTACATCACGTGCGCCGGCTGCGGCCACATGCACGGGTACGCCGACTACCACCAGATCGTTCGGGTGAACCCGATATGAGCCGGGTGACGGGGCAGACGAAACGGTGCACGCTGGTCGGCTGCGAGAAGCCGTTCTACGGGTTGGGTCTGTGCAAGATGCACCACCAGCGGCAGTGGAAGTACGGCACCACCGACCTGCCACCGCGAGTATCGCGTGCAGTGCCAATGGTTGAGCGGTTCTGGTGGAACGTGGACAAGTCGGGAGACTGCTGGCTTTGGACGGCGTATCGAACGCCTGACGGCTACGGATCTGTCAAAAGCGCCGACGGCAAGACTTGCGTGGCGTCGCGCGTCTCGTTCGAACTCGCGAACGGCCCCATCCCCGAGGGGTTGCTGGTACGGCACAGGTGCGACAACCCGCCGTGCGTTCGACCGGATCATCTCGAGCTCGGCACGCCCAAGCAGAACACTGCCGACAAGATTCGGCGGACATTCGATCAGCGCGGAGAGACGAATCCGTCGGCGCGGCTGACGTGGGGTCAGGTTGAAGCCATTAGGCGGGATCGAGCCGCGGGCTTCACCTACAGGGAACTGGTCGCGAAGTACGGGACTTCGCAGTCCAACGTCGCCCACATCGTAAAGGGAGAGACATGGCAGGCCCAAGCAAGCGGGTAGTCGAACAAGTGTGGGAGAGGGACCAAGGTCGGTGCGCGCGATGCGGCATCGGCCTTTCGCTTTCCGACCGCGGATTCGCATGGTCGGTCCACCATCGATCGGCTAGAGGCATGGGCTCGAGCCGGCTGCCGTGGGTGAACCTGCCTGGCAACCTCGTCCTGTTGTGTGGCGGTGGGACGACGAAATGCCATGGGTTCATCGAAGCGAACCGTCAAGACGCATACGACACCGGCTGGCTCGTACGCCGCCACTCAACCGACCTCCCCGCCGACATCCCCATCCAGCACGCACGCCACGGGTACGGGTGGCTTACCGACACGGGCGGATTCGACCCCCACCCAACCCCATTCAGGAAGGACTAGGCCATGAGGATCTGGGAACGCATGTTCATCGAATCCCACCTGACGTCCGACCATGGGCCGGTCAAGATCGCCGCCTGCACGACCGCGTTCAACTACGGGTTCACCGTGCCAGAGATCGCGGAGATTTCCGGGTTGCCTGTGTGGCGGGTGCAGCAAGCGATCCTCAAGGATGCCACCAAACGAACCGGAGACGACTGATGACCCTGCGACGAAGCGGCGACGGCGGGCTTTACGGAAGCATCGAGGTTCTGCTGACTCGAATGAAAGCCGACGAATCCGAGACGTTGATCGGCTTCCAGTCGCCATGGGGCGGCATCCATGTCCGCGAGTACGGCGCCCAGAGGTTCGTCGAAAAGGACCAGTCGTGGTGGGAGTCGGAGGGCTTCACGGTCACGGCCCCGCCACTACTCGAAGAGGCGCGGCGGCTTAGCCGCGAGCGCAGGCGGGCGTCGTCTGCCAGTAAGTCCGGAGAGAACCAATGAGGGGAACAGGCTAGTGGCTGGACTGCCATGGATTCGCTGCGACACCAACGTCAACACCCACGACAAACTCCTCGAGCTCGTCGGACTGGGTGCGAAGGGGAAAGCCGCAGGGTTCGTCTACTGGATGTCGCTCGCCTACGCCGGCGGACAAGACACGGGCGGACTAATCAAGAAAGCCGTCCTCCCGTTCGTCCACGGCACACCAGCCGACGCGCGACTTCTAGTCGACGCGAGACTCTGGACCCCCGTCGAGGGTGGCTGGGAGATCGTCAACTACGGCACACGAAACGTCGTCGGCGCATCCCAACAGGTCGTCGCCGACGCCATCCGTGCCGCACAGGTCGAGGGTGGGAAGAAGGGTGCCGCAGAACGTTGGGATAGGTGACCCATCCACAGACCTATAGGTAACCCATTCGGTCACCTTTTAAGTCTTGACAAAGGTCGTACCCTAACGTACGTACGGACGAACGTACGGAACGAACGTCCTCTAAGACATTGATCTAAATCCTTCTGTTCCATGTGCGGCTGAGGCTGTGGAAGAAGGATGATCCGCGCGTCGAAGAACTGAACATCACCATCCATTAAGGGTCACACCGCCGCTGGTGTGGCCCTTTCTCATACCCCGGAGACCCCAAGTGAGCATGCAACGGATGACAGCCGACGACTGGAGGGACGAATGGATGTCCCGCCTACTCCGAGACTCACGGCGCCGCGGCAAGGCGGTGCGTGAACGTATGGAGCGCCCGCAGGACCACACGATCCGTGCCCTCGCCGAGTACGACGCGGAGACCGAGAACCTGCGCAGGTTCATCGCTGGCCAACAGGAGACCCAATGACGAGTGGTGTTGACATGGTGATGCCGTCTGCCGGGTGCGCTGCTTGGCCCGAACCGATCCTCTGCGACCGGTGCGGGCAGGCAGGTGGACGCGGCCCGGGTTCTCGTTGGGGGTTGTGTCGTGATTGTCGGGGGACGATGTCGCGGGCTGAGCAGGAGGCGTGGAGATGACTGATGAGGCGGCTTGTGAACGGTGTGGCATCAAACGCCAAATCAACCGGACCAACACATCAACTCGTTCCCCGTTCTGCCGGGACTGTAAAGCCGGGCACTCGGACACCCACACCGACAGGGGGTGGATGGTTAAGGCCGCGTGTGCGCAGGTCGATCCCGAACTTTTCTTCCCGGATCCGGAGAAGGGGTGGGCGCCGAACAGGCATGCGCTCGAGGTGTGCGCTTCCTGCCCCGTACGTGCCCTGTGCCTCGCTGACGCACCCTCATGGGACCGGCACTCCATCCGTGGCGGGAAGACCGCCACTGAACGCGCACGAGCCAGACGAAAGGCCGCAGCATGACCGATGACAAAGTGTCGTTCTACGTGGTCGGCACCCCAATTCCTCAAGGCAGTAAGACGATCGCCCGGCGGGGTACGAAGACATGGTTGCGGGACGCGAACGCAAACCGCCTCAGACCATGGCGGCACACGGTAGCCGCAGCAGCAGACCAAGGGGTCACCTTCGACGCACCAGTGAAGGTGACCCTCTCGTTTGTCCTCCCACGCCCCAAACGACCCCGCTGGCTCGTCCCCGCCGTGAAACCCGACATCGACAAGCTCACCCGGTCAACCCTCGACGGGCTCACCGATGGGGGACTCCTCTACGACGACTCCCGGGTTGTCGAACTCCACGTAACCAAACGCTACGCAACCCCAGGCGACCAGCCCGGCGTCGGCATCGACGTCGAAGCCTGGTGAAAGGAACACCATGACCACCATCGTCGGCAACATCACCGAGGTTCCCACCGTCCGTCACACGCAGGCCGGAACCGCCGTCGCGAACGTCACCGTCGCCGTGAACCGGAAGGAACGGGAACAGGAGATCACTGACTATCACGACGTGACCCTGTGGGGTTCCCTCGCCGAGAACGCAGCCACCCTCGCCCGAGGCACCCGCGTCATCGCGGTCGGCACCTACAAGTCCCGCAAATACGAAGACGGCAACGGCAGCAAGCGGACGGCATGGTTCATCGACGCCACCGCATTCGGCCCCGAACTGCGATGGGCAACCGCAACCGTCACGAAGACACGCACCGACCAGCCCGCACAGGCGCCGGCGCCGCAGCCAAATTATGTCTCCGAAGACATATCTGGTGACCCGTGGGCGACGACCCCGATCCCCGAATCGGACGTGCCGTTCTAGGCCCATGGATGACGTCTATTACCGGGTGACGAAGGAACAAGACGCCTGGTTCCGGCAGATGAAGACGCCCCCACCGGAACCACCCGCCCACGCCTGTGGGCGCTGTCGAACACCTTTCGGTCGCAGCGCCCTCCCATGCCCCAACGAAACATCCAACCACACGGTTCGTAGTTCACCTGAAGGAGATCGCTGATGTACGACAAGGCGGAACTTCGGCGCGTCATCGCGCTCTGCAACGATGTGAGGCACTTCGCCGAGGCGACCATCGCCGAAGGCGACACCCACCGCCGCGAATTCATGGAAGGCGGTCAGTGGCCCTACTACGGCGGCACGAAGACCACGGGCGCGCTCCGTCGCCGCTCACTCGACCTCACCCGCGCTCTGGCTGAGATGAGGAAGCCGTGAGTGGCGTCATCGGGCGTTCTCTGGCGCGGTTGTCGTCGTGGATTGACGGTAGCTATGACTGCGACATGCACCCCGAGCTTGTGCTGCGTCGGAGGATTGACAAGCTCATGGAGGAAGTGGGCGAGACAGGCCAGGCGCTCGGCGGGTACACCGGCGAGAACCCCCGCAAGGGGGTCACGCACACGGCCGACGACGTGAAATCCGAACTCCTCGACGTGGCCGTGACCGCGCTCGGCGCGTGGGAGCACATGGACGGCAACCGAGGGCGAGCGGGGCTGGCCCTCGCGGTCAAACTCGACGACCTACTCGATCGCGTCAAGCTCGGCGCCGAACCTGGCGCCATGATGCGTGGCGGCGAGTACGCGGCGATTAGCGCACAGGAGGACTCGAGTGCGTGACCTTCGCAGCTTTCATCGCTCCCGGGTGGGTCATGTGCATGGCTTCGGCGATCTTGGGCCAGGAGTAGCCGGCCGCTCGGGCGTCGGCGATGAGCTCGGCGCGTCGGGCTGGCATGGCGTCCATGCGGGCTTGGAATGCGGCGAGCGTCTCGAGCGGGGCGTCCTTGCATGACGAACAGCACCGCACCCATCGCCGCAGCAGACGCCCACGTTGCCAAGCAGAGCACCGCCAACCTCGAAGCGGCACTCCAGATCCTTTCGGGTCGCGCAGCGCTCGAGCCGGCCGAGCGGGCAGCAAAGGCATGGATCGCCGACGAGCTCTCCCGCCGCTTCGACCTCACCGAGAAGCTGGACGCCATCTACGACGACATCGACTTCGACGGCACCATCTACGACGCATACCGACTCGCGAGGGCTGTTGCAACGAAGCGTGGGGAACTCCTCACCCAGTACGGGTTCAACCGGCGTTGGGTGCGATGGGACCGGCCAGTACGGGTTGTTGATGCGTTCCCGCGTAGGGCTGGCCATTATCTCGGGTGGGTGTACGCGGACCTGCCACCAGGTGAACGGGCCGCGGTGGTTCGAATCAGCGAAACCAACTTCCGACGCTTCTACAAGGAGGTTCACGAATGAGCAGACGATTCTGCCTTTACTGCGGTGGCGCATTAGCCCGGGACAGGCATAAGCGGGTTGTGCATGCCCAGTGGTGGCGGCGTCTCATGCGCCTCACCCCGACACCGTTGGGACCAGTCCTCCGAAACGACCGAGAAGGAGGCCAACCGTGAGCATCGAGGAACGAGTCATGAAGGCGACCGGAACGAACGTGTGGGGCGATGGGCAGGCGATGCCGCCTGAGCCGAAGCCGCTCCGCTACCGCTTCGAGGGTAGAGATATGGTGCCCGCCGAAGCAGGCGACCGAGAGTACCAGATCATCGCGTCGAACAACGACGGGTTCGAGCTCTGGTTCGGGTGGAATGACCACTGGGAGCACCACATGGGCAGTTCCGAGGTTAGGGCGCTCTTCTGGTGGCTTCTCTGGGAGTGGTACGCCAAAGCGCGCTGGTTCGGTCTCCGTCGCCCGATCTACTACTGGGCACTACGACGCCACGTGAACCGTTTCCGGTCGCCGGTTCCGGCTGACACAACAGGAGGAGCCAACTGATGCAGCCCGAACAAGCCGTACGCCGCCGCCTCTCAAACGTTCGCGAATACTACGACGCGACATGGGCCAGCAGGGAACTAGCGGAGCCCACCGCTTCGGAGCTGATCTGGATGCTTACAGGCGAAGAGGCGCGGGGCGGAGCATACCTCGATCGCGAGTACGAGCCACCGGCCCCAGTAGACGGAGAAGGAGACCGACCATGACCGCATACACGCTGATCCAGGCCGCAGCGGCGCGACGAGAAGCCGCAATCCGTGACCTCGAACGCTTAGCAACCGAGCGACCCGAGTCTGCAACCGAGCACATCGAGACCCTGAACCGGTTCCTGCTCGCGGGCGGCGACCTTCAGCAGCTCCGATTGATGGCGTTCGCGATGCAGTTGCGGGCGATTCCGGCTGACACGACAGGAGAACAGACATGACCCTGAACCTGCCCATGCCCATCTTCCGCCTCACGGACAAGACGCCACTCGTATCGAGGTCAGCGATTCTCAGAGGCACTGAGGTGATCGTGATGGACGGGGCACAGTTTGAGGATGATCGCCGCCGCATCGTTGTCGGCCGGGAAATATCTGACGAGACCATGACCGCGCTCGAGACAGCCCTGTTCGAGCACGAGCGAATCGACGGGATGTGCAGGTGGATTGCGGATCTTCTCGCAGCCCCGCCTGCCCCGGCTGCGACAGGAGAACGGGCATGACGCTGGACGTTGAACAACTGGTCTCGGATCACAAGAAAGCGATCCACACGACGGACGGCATCGAGTTCCATTCGGTGCCGTCTCTTCTTTCCCAGATGCGTGACGCCGTCCACGGCGGGTCAGCCCAGGACGGTGTCGGCGCCGGGGGGAAAGCGAAGCTCCCGTTTCAGGCTGCCGCATTCGACCTGTACAACCTCATCGAAACACAGGTGTGGGAAGTGCACCGGGCGGCGTTCCACAAGGTCATGGGAGCCGTCCACCCCGAAACGTTGCTGATCGAGTGGGCGGCGTGGGCAACCACCGAAACCATCGTCACCATCAACGGCCGCAACTTGTACGCCCCCGCCGTGGTCGCACAGTGGATCCAAGCCATCGAGGACTACCTCGACCCGCCCCGCCTCGCGCCCATCGAACTCCCATGCCCCGCATGCGGTGAACGATACGAATACCGGGTCCTCGACGGAGAAGAAGTTAGGTCCGCCGCGCTCGCGTTCCGACGCGACCGCAACACCGGAGACACGTTGGACGCCAGGTGCGGACCCTGCGGTGTGGTCTGGCTCCCGGGGCAGTTCATGTTCTTCCTCACCGCACTCAACGCAGGAACCGCCACACGGAACGCGCACAGATCGGAGACACGCTATGACCAACAGTGAAGCAAACCGCTATCCCATCGAAGTGCTCGACGAGGACGACGACGACGGCACGATGCCCGAAAATGTGGCCGAGCTGGCGTCGGCTGTGGTGGGTAAGCGAATTGTGCGCGCCGAGGAGGGGGAGTGGAAGGGAAAGTACTGGGGTCGCGATGAGGGCCTCATCCTGACCCTCGACGATGGACGAAAAGTACTCCTCGCCAACTCTGACGACTGTTGCGCATTCACCGCTGTCGGGAAGTTCTTCCTGAACCCTGAACTCGTAGACCACGTCATAACCGGTGTCGGCACCACGGGCGGGTACACCCAATGGCACATCTACGCCCACTTGGGCGACGTCATGCAACTCGAAGTCGGATGGTCTTGCGGCAACCCGTTCTACTACGGCTACGGGTTCACCATTGACGTGATCGACGACTTGCGTGACGCGACCGTGCCTACGCGTGAGATCGAGGGCCGCGACCCGGCGGAAAACTCTTAGTCCCACATCTTGTGTAAGCACGAACGTTCGTGTACTATGTCTAGTGCCGGTGGAGAACTCTGAGTTCTCACCGGTTTCTCGTTTAACCCGAGACTCCCCGTTGTGCGCTCACCCAGAAGCGTCGAAGCGGGTAGAGAAGCCGAGCCCAGGAGCCGGCCATCATCACAACCACAGGCATAAGCCGTCGCCGCAAACGCGCAGCCTGTCACATGCCGGAGCCAGCACCCACACGGGTGGCTGTAGGTCGGCACCCTTTCGTTTTCCGTTCCGCTCCCGCGGTTTCGGGAGCGTACCCGAACCAGGGGAGTTCCCGTGGATCTCGTCAGCAAACTCGCAACACCCCCGACGGGTCGCCCTGTCGGCAAGTCGATCATGGACGTTTGGGTTGACTCCCGCCCCGCACAGGAGCAGGAAGCAATCCTTGACGCCGCACGCAACAAAGCGTGGGGGCATGTCGCCCTGTTGAAGGAACTGGTCGCCGAGGGCGCACCGAACATGTCGGACACGTCGTTCCGCATGTGGCGAGTCAAGGTCGGGTACATCGCATGAGCCTCGAGAACCGCCTCGCATTGGGCGCTATCCCCACCGAATGGCAGGCACGACAGGTCATCATCGGCGACGAAGCCGAGATCACCACCGGCCCGATCCGTGAAGTCCAGAACCACCGCGACCTGCTCGAACAGTTCGGGTATGACGCCGGCGAGTACGAGATCGTCGGGACCGTCAACCAGTGGCGCAAGCAGCAGCCTGACGGTGAATGGCTCACGTCCTACTTTTTCAAAGTCGCACCCCTTGAGGTGCGACTGGATCTTCCCGCCCTGTACGCCACAGCGAGACGCGTACCGAGAAAACCCTTCGGGGTTACGGCTGACCGTCGAGTGACTGTCGTCGCATTGTCGGACGTGCAGGCGGGGAAAACTGGGGCTCGAGGCGGTACGCCCGAGCTCGTGGATCGTCTTGAGGAGAAGCGCGTCAAACTGGCGGCGCACCTCAAGCGTGTCCGCCCGCAGTCGACGGTGCTCGCCGAGGTGGGCGACCTGTTCGAGAACTTCGAATCAGGTGGCAACCCGATGTTCACCAACGATCTGTCGTTGGCGCAGCAGATGGACCTTGCCGGTACCGAGGTGTACAAGTTCGTTGAACTCATGCACCGTCACGGTCACGTGGATGTCGTCGCGGTCCCGAGTAACCACACTGCCTGGCGCCGCGGCAAGGCGGACCTTGGGCGTCCCGGTGACGACCTCGGCATTTTCGTCCACAAGCAGGTGCGGAAGGTTGCTGAAGCAGCCGGCCTCGACGTGACATGGACGATTCCCGCCGAGTACGACGAATCAGCAGTCCTCGATGTCATCGGAACCCGCCTCGGCGTGGTCCACGGACACCGTTCCCCCAAGAACGGGATCGTGAACTGGTGGTCGAAGCAGCAGCATGGTGGCCAGCCGATCGGGTCGGCCGACATCCTGATCTCGGGACACTTCCACTGTCTGACGGTGGTCCCCACTGGACGCAACCCGTACACGGGCCGGTCTAAGTGGTGGCTTCAGTGCCCGACCACGGACAACGGTTCCGACTGGTTCCGCAACGTCGCAGGCGAGGACTCCGACCCGGGCATCCTCGTGTTCGACATCACTGAGGACGGGTTCGACCTGTCTTCACTCACGGTGCTCTAGACGGGCGGTGCCGCCATGGACGACGAATCCCTGAGCGAGTGGCGTCCTGTCGCGGCCGACCGTTGCGATGGCCTCGAGTGTGGGGCGCAGGCGTGGGTGTGTGTGACCGTGAACGGCACGAACCTCATGTACTGCGGAAACCACTACCGCCGCTTCGAAGCGAAGCTCGTTGAGGTTGCTACCAGGATCCGTGACTTCCGGTTCATGTTGGACATGCCATGAACCCGTTCCGGGTCGTGTTGTACGCGATCGCAGGGTTCGTCGCCGCTGGCGTGACTATCACCATCATGGCGATCGTTGCCCCCGGGTTCCTGCCACTCATCCCGTTGACGGTCGCATGGTGGGCGAAACCACTCGTTGATACGTGGGATGAGGGGTTGCGGGTGCTGCTTGAACGTGGCGTGTGATGTTCGGCCCGTTTTTGTGTGCGTGTGGGGTGCGTTTTGAGTCCGAGGGGGAACGGGAATCCTGTGAACACGGGCATGGACTTAAGTTGGCGATTGTGAGTCCTGACACTGAATTCGAGTGCCCGGACTGCACATCCCGATATGGGACGCAGATGGCCGCGGATGCGTGTTGTGATGACAAGTTCGACCGGGGGTACGACTGATGGGTGAGCACTGCACGGCAACCCTGGTTATCGAATCCGACAACCTCACCTGCTACCTGCCTGCCGGTCACGCAGGCCCACACAAGTGCGACGGTGCAGGCGGGCGAGTGTTCTGGCAGTACGACCGATGACCGACACCCTCCGCAACCTCGACGACGCGATCCAAGCACACATCGCTAACGCCTTCGAGGGTGCGATCACAGACGCGTGGGTGCTTGTCTGCCACTCAAGTTCACTAGACGCTCACACCGTCTCGAATTATCGGATCGTGACGCCCGACGTGCAACCCATACACACGGACGCTGGGCTCGTTGAGATGGCGAAGATGATCATCCGCGACTCGTGGGACAACGCCTACGACGACGAAGACGACGATTGACACGCAACCGCAGGGGGTTCCGTATCTCGCCGAGGTGACGGCGCAAACCACACCACGGGGCTGACAGGAAAGCCCGGGGAGTATGGGCCTTAGTTCCCTGCTACCGGACAAACGCGGTTCGAATCCGCGCAGCTCCACAATGCGAGTGCCTGGGTTGTGCAAGCCGGTGAAACCGACGCTCAGCCGTAAATCCCGGGAGTTGCAACCCTCGCATAGTCCTCATGTGAACCACCGAGGGTGGTGAGCGGCCGAAGCATAGGTCGACGGCATGGGGCACCTGGTTCTGTAGCTCAGTTGGTTAGAGCACCCGCCTGTCACGCGGGAGGTCGCCGGTTCAAGTCCGGTCAGTACCGCAACGATTCCCTTCGACCCCAAAGCCCACGGAGGACACATGCGTGTCTGCTCCGTCCACGGCTGCCCCACCATCTTCCCCACCACCGAGGGCTCACGCTGCCTAGAGCACCGCAGAGCAGCGGACAGGGCGCGTGGCACCACCCGCGACCGCGGCTACTCAACACGCGGACACCTCACCTTCCGCACCGCAGTACTCACACGCGACCCCATCTGCGTCAGCTGCAACACAGCACTCAGCACCATCGCAGACCACTACCCACTCGGACGCGACGAACTCATCGCACGTGGACTAGACCCCAACAACCCCGCCGCTGGCCGCGGACTCTGTAAGCCATGCGACTCAACACAGACCGCCAGCAGACAGCCCGGAGGCTGGAACCAACGGTGAACATCCGTTCGAACCCATAGGGGGGAGCCCCCTCGCACCCCTCGGCCAGAGAACCGCCGGAGAGGTGGCTCCGAGGTTTTCCAGGTCAAACATGTTCGGATCGCACGGATGTTCGACCGTTTTCCGTCGTCGCGTGATGCGGCGCAGCGTGATGCTGAGGAGCTGGTGATATGCCTTCTGGTGGACATGGCCGTAGTGGGCCTCCTGCTGATCCGAATGCTATGCGACGAGATCGTGCCGGCGATCGGGAGTGGGTAACGCTTCCGGTTGAGGGGTTTGCGGGCGAGATCCCGGCATTCCCGTTGGCGGATCGGTCTGAGACGGAGTCGGTTCTGTGGGCGCGGTTGTGGCGGAAGCCGCAGGCTGTGATGTGGGACCGGCTGGGCCTTGAGTTTCAGGTGGCTGCGTATGTGCGCGCTTATCTTGAGTCGGTTCAGGAGAAGGCTTCGGCTGGCCTGAAGACGGCTGTGCTTCGCATGGAAGCGGAGTTGGGTCTGTCGACTGTGGGGATGGGCCAGTTGCGCTGGAAGTTCAGTGTTGACGAGCTCGCTAGGAAGCGTGAGGCGGCTGCGGCGGCTGAGTTTGTGGCTTCTGATGCTGATGATCGTTGGGCGGCGTTGTCCGATGGTGGCTGACCGGCCTCTGCTGATTGTTCCGAAGTGGATTGAGCGTCATTGCGTTGTTCCTGACCGCTCTCACATGGGTCTGCCCTTTCGTCTTGCTGATGAGCAGTTCAAGTTCGTGGGCACGCACTACATGGTGCGGGGGGCTGCGAAGTTCGATCCGCGTGCGGAGTCGGACCCTTCTCTTCCCGCGAACCCGCTCGCTGCGGCGTTCGTTTACCGTCGTTCGCAGCTTGTGCGGGCGCAGAAGTGGGGCAAGTCTCCGCTGATTTCGGCGTTTGTGTGCGCCGAGGGCGTCGGTCCGGTGTTGTTCGCTGGCTGGGCGAAGGGCGGCGAGGTTTACGACTGTGCTGAGCACGGTTGTTACTGCGGCTGGGTCGAACGGTACGCGGAGGGTGCTCCGATGGGGCGCCCGTGGGCGACACCGTTGATTCAGATCACGGCGACGTCGGAAGATCAGACGGACAACACGTATGACGTGCTGCGTCCGATGATCGAGCAGGGGCCACTGTCGGATCTGATCCCGAAGACGGGTGAGGAGTTTATTCGGCTTCCCGGCAACGGGCGTATCGATGTAGTGACGTCAAAGGGTAACTCTCGGCTGGGGCAGCGTGTCACGTTCGTGGTTCAGGACGAGACCGGGCTGTGGTTGAAGTCCAATGGTGGGCACAACCTGGCGAAGAAGCAACGTCAGGGTCTGGCCGGTATGGGTGGGCGCGCCATCGAGACGACGAACGCGTGGGATCCTGCGGCTGATTCGGTTGCGCAGCGCACGTATGAGTCTCAGGCGAAGGACGTCAACCGCGACTTCCGTCATCCGCCGGCGAACCTGTCCTTCCGCAACAAGAAGGAACGCCGCAAGATTTTCGCGTTCAACTATGAGGGTGCCCCGTGGGTGTCTCTGGACACGATTGAGGGCGAAGCGGCCGAGATGTTGGAGAAGGACCCCGCGGACGCGGAACGGTTCTTCGGTAACAGGTTGGTTGCGGGCGCCGGCAAGTGGGTGACTCCCGAGGAGTGGGATGCGAAGCGCGCCCCGCTCGAGGTGAAGCCGCGCACTGCGGTCGCCATGGGTATGGACCTGTCGAACAACAACGACTGGACCGGCATTCGGCTGGAAACCAAGGACCTGTATCAGTTCACGCCGACTTACGACGTTGGCGGTGACAAGCGCCTCACGGTTTGGGATCCCGCTAACTATGGCGGGTTCATCCCTCGTGGTGAGGTTCGCGCAGCGGTTGATTACCTTGCCAGCGAGTACCGCATCGTCCGTGCCTACATCGACCCTGCGGGGTCGGCAATGGGTGCGATCGATGACGCGGCCCTTCAGGATGACGATTCCTGGCGGACCGAGCTCGCAGAGTGGGCTGCCAAGTACGGCCCGAAGGTCTTCCTTCCGTGGCAGACGAACGCGATAACGGCGATGCACAAGTCGCTCGAGCAGTTCCGGTCAGCGATCCGTAACCCGGATTCCCGGTTCCGTCACGACGGCGACACGGTGACCCGCACTCACGTCACGAACGCGGTGATGATCGCGAAGACAATGCAGCGGTACGTGCTGGGGAAGCCGCACGGCGCTGACCACCAAAAGATCGACCAGGCGATGAGTTCGAATCTGGCCCACGAGGCGGCCATGGACGCGCTCAAGGATGGCCAGTTCGACGATCCGGCCGACAACTTCATCTATTACTGACCCGTCAGGAGGGGC